TTTCACTCCTACCGCAGCTAACGCGATCGCCGAAGCCTGCTTAGCCGAAGTGTCCGCTTTAATCGTCGCAGCTAACTACAGCTCCTCACAAGCAAGTGGTGCAGCTCTTTCCTACTCTGAAGTTATCACAGCGAAAGGTGTACTCGACGCAGCTAAGGCTTCTGACACTCGTGCGTTAATCTTAAACTCGACCTACGCTAACAACCTTTTAACCGACGCTCAAATCGCCGCTGCTTACGCATTAGGCGCTCAAGTAATTCAAACTGGTCAAATCGGTCAAATCGGTGGTATGTCGGTATATCAATTCACTTCACTTCCTACGAACTCGGAAAATCTCGCAGGCTTTGCTTGTGGATCTGACGCTATCGCAGTCGCTTCCGGTCTTCCTATGAGCGAAATCCCTGGCTTTGAAACCGCAGTAGCAGTTGACGCTGACACTGGTCTCGGTATTCAAATCATCATGGGTCAAGAGCAGTCTGGTTTCTACAACGTAACCGCAACCCTGCTTTTCGGTGCAGCTAAAGGTCGCGCTACTTCCCTCACTCGCTTACTCACTGCCTAATCCGCAGTCGTAAAGACGAGAAGAACCCCCTTCGTAAATGTCGGGGGTTTTTTGTTGCCTGACACTTTACCCGTCATCGCCATCAAAACGCCTCTGAGGGCTTCTGAGACCCCTTTATGACCCCATTTCCAAGACCGACAATAGTATGAGTATCTACGCAGATTTCGCAGATGACGCTAAAGAGATGTTAGCCGACTTCGGTGTGGCTGGCTCAATCGCTAACGGCCCGACCTTTCTTTGCCTAATCTCTGACCCGGTACTCACTCAGGTCTTAGAGGCTGGTGGTTATTGCGACCGCACTCAATTCTCGGTTAAGGTAACGGCAACGACTACGGCTTGGACTGCCAGCGATGGTCGAGTAGGTGCTTCAGCTGCTTTACTCTCGGCGGGCCTTCCTATCGCGTCCCTGGCTATCGGTAAGAAAATTACGGCTGGTGGTAAATCTGTCCGCATTACTTCGCAGACTTACAAGCCCGGCTCGGCGTGGATCATACTCGTCGTAATCGACGATAACCAGTAATGGTTAATGTATCGGTCAAGATTGACCCGAAGTCTTTTGAAGAATTTCAACAGGCTTGTGAAGAATTTGCTAAAAACTTAAATACTGATACGCACGATGTAGCAATCGCTCAAGCACACTTGATTTGTCGTGACGCTATGGAGTTTACTCCCCCTATGGCTAAATCTGGCGGAGACGGTATGTCTGACAATTCAAGAATGATGGGCGAAGGTGCAGTAAGAGCCGACATTAATTCAATTGCTGTTAGCGCAGCTAAACGAACAGCTGCATTCCTAATGTATCGTAAACTTGGTGAAGCTGCTTTCCGTAATGACCAATCATTCTTTGATAGGGTTTTAAAAAATTCTAAGAATGTCTTAGATAAAATGAGGAATCCAATCATGCGTAAGATAGCAATGGATCCAGACCACGCTCAGGCATTTAAGAAGGCTAGGAATTTATTTGCTAAATTTATACCTAGAACCACCGCAGATGGGTTATATGATAAGATGTATACAAACTTAAAAGAACCCCACGAAAAAGCCAAATTAAGATACAATGGTAGAGATATTCGTAATAAACAAAAGTCTGGCTGGATGAATAAATACATAACCGATTACCAATATGTTATAGATAATGAATACGAACGCAGTAAAAAGAATGTTGGTGCGTTAAAATCTGGCTGGGCAAAGGCAAAAGCACAAATACCTAAAATGAAGGGTCGAGTCGTTAAAAAGCCTGGCGGTTCAATCAATAAATGGATTCTTCGCCATACCGGCCCGACTGGAATTTTAAACTATAGTTATGATGTTAAAAATTTAAAGATATCTATAATCAATACTATCGGTAATAATAACAATGTTGCAAGTGCAGCTGATACCAAAAATATCGTGTATGGTAATCGCGTTAAGCAGATGCCTAAAGAACTTGAACATATACTCGCAGCTCAGGCCGAAAAATTTAACAAAAGAAAATCTAAATAACAATGGGAACTAAATCTATACGACACATAGTCGAACAAGTCTTAAAGACTTATCTATCCACTGAGACAGGCCTCGCGGGTGTCAGCCTCTACACTGGTGACTCTGCGGACATCATGACCCTGCCTAAACTTGTCATCCTTTGCGAATCTGCCCGCACACCATCGGACTTACCCGAGGGCTTAGGAAACTATTCCTGCTCCGTCCGTATGACGCTTTTCTCAAACGCCGATGACACGACCCTCACCGATCACCGCGCGCGATGTGCTGGCCTGACTGGTGCGATGTCCGTCGATAGTCTCCCAGGCATTAAAACGGCCTTCACTAATTCAGGGGACGCTACCTGTTACGATGTCACCCCTCAGAACGAAGACGAAGGGGTAGACGAACGCTCCTGGGCTACGGTTTTCTCGTACGATGTCATAGTCGTTTTACCCGCCTAATCGCCTCGTTGCCAATTCCCTTAATTATATATGGCATCCGTAAATAAAGGAACTACATGTCTCTATGGTGTCGCAGGCACTATTCAGAATTTATTCGTTCAAAGCTACTCTATCTCGTCTTCGTTCAACAACGAGGACATGGTACAAGACGAAAGCGGTATCACTAAAACCTGTCGCTATGATGACCGTAAATCGGAAATCACCGTCGAAGGTATAGTCAAAACTTCTGGTATGCCTGTGCTTGGTGCTTCATTCAGTTTCACATTAAACGCTGACACGGCATATCCAACAGGTAGCCCCTCAGTTTCATTTGCTGGTTGGATTACAAAGGTCGACGAAAAGGGTGGTAACAAAGAATTTGTTAAAGTGTCCGTCACCGCAGTTGACTACGAAGGCGTAGCCCCGTAATTTGACGCGGTGGACAACCGCTTCTTATTTGCATTTACTGACCCGGGAGAGTTAAAACTTCTGGGTCGTTTTGTGTACCCGTTTTGCATCAAGTATCGGGTGCGACTGTTGGCTATCAATTCGCCACTGGTAAATACACACCGAGACATCGAGCCTCTGGACTTGGTCTTAGCCGTTCAGATTTGCTCGGAGAGGACGTTTGGCGAGTTAACCTGGTTAGACCATTGGTACTTGGCTAAACTCAAGCGAAACAAAGATTTCTTTCGTGAGACTGTTTTCTCATTCACGACTTACGCGCATCAAAGTATCTGGCCTAAATTCTGGGAGAAGACCGAGAAGACAGGTGGATCAGCAGACGGCGGGGTCGGGTGGCCTCTTATGGTCGTGGCTAACTTAATCAGTAACGGCATCACGGAGGACAGGGCGTGGAATATGCCGGAATGTCAGGCCATCTGGTTATCTACCGCGTTCATTAAAATCAAGGGCGGAGAAGTTAATGTCCTGACTACCGAGGAGGAAGAATTTATGGAGGAGCAACGGAAGGCGAAGGAAGAAGCCGACAAGCCCGTTGCCGAAAAGTCATAGGTATAAGACAACATCATGGCTCAATCCTTAGAATTTGGTATCGTCGGTAAATCTAACGCCGCTGAGGTAATGGGTAAGGCTGGACAAGAGGCTGATAAGTTACGCAAGAAATTAGCCAACGCGTTTGATTTTAAGAACGCTTTAGTCGGTGCTTTCATCGGTGCGTTCGGTGCAGCTGCATTACTTGATAAGGCTATCAATACTATTACCGAAAGTTTTAAGGGTATGGCTGATGTAGCGGATCAGGCAGGCAAGGCAGGAATCAGTGCAGCTGAATTTGATAAACTATCTTTCGCAGCTCAGGATGCTGGCGTTTCAACAAGAACATTAAGCAAATCAATTCGTGAACTTCGTTTTATGATGAAGGACGCATTGACTGATACCAAGAAAATGACGCTCCTTACTGAAGGATTAGGATTTGCAGAAGATGATATACGCTCTGGAAAAGTTAAATCTATTGAAGTATTTCAGCGCGTAGCCCAAGCCATTTCAACGCAAGAAAATGATACACAAAGATTAGCTATTGCAACGGCATTTTTTGGAAATATTGTGGCTAATGATATGCTACCAGTCCTTGAAGCTATCGCTAAGAACCCAGATATATTCAAAGGATTAGTTGTAGGTAGCGAAGAAGCCTATGCAGCTGCGGACAAATTAGATTCCAAGATGGCTAAACTTTGGCACAACATTAAGAATAACATCGGCATTGCAATGGTTCAATTTGATGAATTTACGAGCAAGCAAGAAAAGTTAAATA